CCTGAAAATTTGTGCGAAGTTTTCATATTGAAAAGTCTTACGCACCTAAAAGTCACATGTGTAATTTGTACTATTGCCCGTCCTACCCACCGAAGGGTAGCAACTCATACTGGGTTAAACATGATAACCGCTGCATCAATTTCAATCTAGCTTCCGCATCGCCATTGGTCAACTAGAACCTCTATGGTAACCGTTTTTCACCGATTTGCTACTTAGGCCATCCACGGCTGGTTTTCACGGTTGACTTAAACCTCTGCCTCGTAGAAACTTGTTGGGTTATGTGGGAATCGAACCCAAAGGTATCAGCCTTATTGAACAGTCCAACGTGTGCGCTTATTCTTGTTTCGGCGCTGATACGCTTTGACAATTTCAGCAGGTACGCCTGTTCCATATCCCATAAACTTTGTGGAGATTCTGTTTCCAAGTTCTCCACGGACTCAGGACTAATTACTTAGGCCATTACAAGTTCGGTGCTCTGAACATCTGACGTTTCCGCCAGAAGACCAGCTACCATCTTGTCGTAAGTGCTGTTCGCATTTACTTGTTTGACTCTCGTTAAGGTGAGCATCATTTCCTGCACGTCCGCTACACTACGTCATACTGTCGAAACCGGGTCACACCCAAACTTGGACTTCTTCCTAGCCCGATGGTCCTCAAACATTGCCAGTCAGTCTCTCTGACTACCATCCTTATAAGCTTGTAACAAAAATTGGTGGATGTGGCGGGAATCGAACCCGCGTCCAATATCACTTCATGCGCTTCATACATGCGTACTTAATACTTTTGGGTGCTGGCCTTTAATCCAAACATTGCCCCCTCAGCGGAGGAGTCCTACCTTAGACGAACCCGGAGTTGTTTACAGCAACTTGCCAATAACAAGCTTTGCTGAAGCAAGGAGCGCTTCCAGTTCAGCCTTTGCTACTACACCAGTTGCCTGTGCCTTTGCTTCGACTGCGGCCAAATCTGCCTTCAAAGTTGTAGCACCGTTAGTCAAATCAGCCAAAAGTGTTCCGCGCTTGTATGCCTTGTAAGCACGTTCCGCGCCAATTGTAAGACCCGCAATTACTGCAATTTCAAGAATCATGTTTTTCTCCGTGTACAACAGGGACATCACTGCCCTCCACCACCTGAATTATTTCTGTCTCAGGAACAGTCATGCTTTCCGTACTTTCAAGAACCATTGTAGCAGGTTCTTTTTGCTTTGTCAACCACTTTATAAACTTACTTTTCAGTGGTTTAGGTTTGGTTGACAAACGTTCACCATAAATTTCCTTCAACTTAGGGATTGACTGTGTTCCGTGTCGTCCGTAAAATGTCTTAGGAGCAGTGAGTTTTCCGTCTAAAAAAATCAATGGATGTTCATCTTTACATACTAATCCCATATCCTCATAACCAGCGGCTCGGTATACATTTCCAGTATGACCTGCCCACGGGTCGGAATAGGTAACAATTACGTCATATCCTCGTTTCTTCGCCTCTCTTGCAGACTGCGCCATAAGAGAGGTCATGGCGAAAGTATGACCGGGTTTCCCTACCATTCTTACTAATTCAATTAACTTTGCAGGTTTGTACTTTTGTTGCATAACTCTTGAACGCGGCGTACTAAATACGCAACATCCTTCATCGTGGCCTACTGCAAATATAATTGCTGGACATTTTCCCAAATAATGCCAATCCTCTAACATCTTATTTGCTTCTTTTGAGGAAAGTTCATGCACAAATGGTGTTTTTGTTAATTGAGCGGAAGAGTCGGATTTGAACCGCTACTGTCAGAGGGGATACTCTGCTGTTCTACCATTAAACTACCTACGCATTTTTATCAGGTTCAGGGTTTGATTTTATGACTTCCTTATCTGAACATTTACCAGTAGCGTCACCAACTGCTTCAACTTCTGATAAGACCATTGTATCATTTTGTTTAGATTTTGTCAAGGCTAATTTTGCCATTCTTCTTTCTCTGGCTTCCTTGGCAAGACGTTTGTGATAAGTCTTCAACTTGGGTAAACGATCTTTGTGAACCCGTGTCGCCTCTTCACAAAACTGCGCGATTTCTCGGAGGCAGTCGTAATTGAACAAAGAGTTAAGCGGAAAGAAACAATACTGTCGCCAGTTTGTCCACCATTTAACGTAACCCAACAGCGAGCGGTTAGCTCTGGAGAATACGCTGAACTGCCTAGTTTTGGCTCCCTTACTCACTGGACCATCATCTCGATAATCCAAACGACTAGAGCGAAACCAATCAAGGTCTATTCGCTTAATCTCAATCATATAACCATCCTATCATACTTCTTTGGTTTTGTCAAGTGCTTTTTTGATATTTTTTACAGCAATTGTCTGGTCTTTGTGAATTAGACCCACCAAATAGCCCAAATGGTAAGCAAATAGTTCCTCCTCGTGAGCAGCCGAAATCCACCTAAACATATTAACCACAGAATGATACGCCTCATGGGTAATCTGATTTGGGTCAGCAGTGTACTTCAGTACAATGTAACTGTAACTTTGATTAGGCATTCTAACATGAAATCCATCAGTTGTATCATCAATGCCGTGATTTTTCACCAACTTACCTTGGTCCGCTAACTTATCAGCAGTTTTTACTAGGTCGTCTGTAAAGATAACATAGATGCGATAGTTGTACAACGGAAAGGGTATTGTCGTTTTAGTTTCCATTATTTCTCCCATGTTCGGATTAGATTTCCGATTTGTTTCCACTCCTCATAGGTAAAGCCTTTACCTTTGCCAAAGTTACATCGCTTACAACACGGTACGCAATTAACCACTGAGTAGCCCTTAGAAGTGTCTTTTCTGTCAAGTTGCCAGCCGCCTTTACCGGCATATCGTTCACGCCAAATAAGTGGTTTTCCGCAATAATGACATTCATGTTCTTGTGTAAATGTTTCGAATTCTAGATACGTCATGTCCACTGGGTGTTGTGTCATAGACTTCAAACGGTTGTACAAGGATTCATAAGGACGTAAGTGTGATTTTACACAGCCACATGATTTTTGCCCCTTGGTCAATTGTTGGCCTAAAACCGGTAATCTTTTTCCACAACTACATTCGCACTCCCATCTAGAATTACCATGTGAATCGTTGCAAATCCGACTAGTAACTTTCAACTGACCGTATGTTTTCCCAAGTCTGTTTACTATCTTTGGCATGTTATTTACTCCAACACGTATCTATGTGGAAATCAAATTCCATTTTTACTTTTTTCAGCTTCAATGCAGCAGCCTTGGCAAAAGCCTCACCAACAAGTGCTGCAACCTTTTCCGCATTTCTTTTTGGAGAACTTATGACCAATTCATCATGGACCATTTTAATCAATTTTGCCCCCAATAACGGAAGTGTGTGAAAAAGAAAAGGCGTTCCATCGGGTGCATAACCAGACCCCATTGCTTTTTTAATAATGGTTGCATTGGTTCCCTGAATCCGGTGATTCTTTCCCTGTCGCGTAATGCTGTTCGACATCTGGAAGTAGCTTCTGCTAATCTCATCGGCGGTAGGCTGTCGATGGGTTAGTTCAAATTCTTCACTCTTGTTAGGCTTGCGGCCCTTAACAGTGATGAAAACTTGAATCGCTTTTTCCGCATCTTCCGGCTTCAAACGAAGTCGTTCTTCATTCCATTCCTTGCAATTCTCTACAGCGCGTGGACGCGTAGGTTCAGGTAGCAAACGTCTACGTCCAAACATATCGAACGCTTTGAAATTCATCGCAGCGTTTTTGCCTGATTTATCAAGGTATGCCCAGATACGTGGGTTCTTGATTTCGTGGAGCGCCATCAGTTGCTTTGCTTCGCTAACCTTCTTACCAATTCGCACAGCAAGTGTCGTAGCACCGCCTCCGTATGCTAGCAAGAAGTTTGTAGCCTTGTTGTGATCGCGGCGTTCCTTGTGTCCCGGACATTTGCACTTCTCGCGCTGCGGCTCACCAAGAACACGTAACGGATTCTTAGCAACTGTAGCCTCGGTGTGAGGAGCGTAATACATACAATCTGGCAATGCTTCTTTGTGCCACTCAAGTTCGTACAGAAGCTCCGTACCGACTGAGTGAACATCCTCGCCTCTTGAGAAGGCTGCAATCCACACCGGGTCATCTGCGTCATCAGCCATGATGCGCAGTTCCGCACCAGACATATCGGCAGTAACAATTACATATTCTTCGGCGTGAGTTGAACAAATTTCACCGCACTTGCCGCATTCATAACAGTCCCCTTCAAAGTTCCATTCGGATTCTACTTGGCAACAATCACTGATACGAATGTTCTCATCATCCGGGTCTGCGATGAAGCAACTACGCACAGCTTTGTCTTGGGGCAAGTTCTGCCCGTTCGGTTGTGAGGAACTACTACGACCAGTAGCCGCATCAAGTTGATTGAATGTTGAGTGCAGCCTTCCGTCGCCGGGGTGTAGCCATCCCTCTTCCTTGCAAGGATGCGTAGTCCATTCAGTTGCCCATGAGTCTCCGTAAGTTCCAATTTCTTTTGACAGCCCGTGGTACTCACGAATCAACTTCATCACATCGGCAGCTTCGTACTCAGCAAGAGTATCGTCGTCAAGGTTTTCTAAACGTGATACTTTCTTCCCAGTCTTTTTTCCGTTTACATACTCGTCTTTGAACAGAAATGAAAACG